AAAGAATCTTTAGAATTTTTAGAAGGCTATGAAAGCGTAGTCCTTTGCTTTGACAGTGACAAGCCAGGAAGACAAGCAGCTAGAAAAGTTGCAAGGGTTCTAAAACCTGGAACTGCTAGGCTAATGTCATTGCCAAACGGGTTCAAAGATGCTAATGAAATGCTGCGTAAGAACGCACATTCAGCATTTGTTAAAGCCTTTTGGGAAGCTAAAGTTTATACGCCTTCTGGTGTTCTGAATGTTTCAGAGAACAGAGACAAGTTTAAGAACAGAGAAAAGAAACAAGCTGTCCCTTATCCTTGGCATGGCTTGAACGACAAGTTATATGGGCTTAGACAAGGAGAGCTAATAACTTTGACAGGCGGTACAGGGCTTGGCAAATCTTCTGTGACAAGAGAGCTTGAACACTGGCTAATTAAAACAACAAAGCATAATGTTGGAATCATTAGCTTAGAAGAGGATTGGCGAAGGACAGTCGATGGTATTCTTTCTATTGAAGCTAATGCTCGTATGTATATAGATCAGATACGAGAGCAGTTTACAGAAGAAGACATTGACAAAATGTTTGACATACTGTATGATGGTAAGAACAAAAATCGTGTGTGGATTCATGCTCACTTTGGAACAAATGACATAGATGAAATCTTTTCAAAGCTTCGGTTTATGATCGTAGGCTGTGAGTGTAAGTGGGTAATCATAGATCATTTGCACATGCTAGTCTCTTCACTAATTGGAGGGGATGAGCGTAGATCTATAGATAATATAATGACTAGGCTTAGATCATTAGTAGAAGAAACTGGAGCAGGGATTATTTTAGTTTCTCATTTGCGCAGAATAGACGGGAACAAGGGACATGAGAATGGAATGGAAACTTCGTTATCTCACTTGAGAGGATCACAAAGCATTGCTCAATTATCAGATTGTGTTCTCTCTTTAGAGCGCAACCAACAGGCAGACGATCCTGTGGAAGCTAATACAACTAGAGTACGGGTATTAAAGAGCCGGTATACAGGGGATGTAGGAGTAGCAACGCATCTAGTGTACGACAGAATCACAGGACGCTTGAAGGAAATGGACTCAGATGATATTGTATTTTCCAATGAAGAGGAGGCATTAGAAATATGACACGGTTAGTATTTGACATTGAGACAAACTCTCTTACGCCTTCTAAGATCTGGTGCATAGTTGCAAAAGATATCGACAATGGACAGCTATATACTTATGGGCCTGATCAAATTTCAGAAGGTTGTGATCTGTTAGAAGCCAGTACTTATTTAGTAGGGCATAATATTTTAGGCTTTGATATTCCAGTAATTAAAAGATTAACCGGACGTAGAATAGCTGATGATAATACCAGGACGGTGGATACATTAGTATTGTCTAGGTTGTTTAATCCTGTTCGTGAAGGTAATCATGGTTTAGAATCTTGGGGATACCGCTTGAGTATGCATAAGAAAGATAAGCCGGACTTCCAAAATTATTCCGATGAGATGCTTTCTTATTGTAAAGCTGACGTGGAATTAAATACTCTAGTTTATAGACATTTGAAAACAGAGAGTAAAGGATTCTCTCGTGAGTCAGTTGATCTTGAACATGCAACATCCTCCATATTAAATGAACAGCGAAGTAAAGGATTTATGTTGGATGAAAAAAAGACTTCCCTTTTCTTGGCTCAACTTATCGAACGTATGGGAGACGTTAAAGCTGAAGTACTTGAAGAATACTATGAAGGAAATGAGCCTAGTGAAATAGTACTCACGCCAGAATATACAAAGGGAGGAAAGATATCTAAGGTAGCTCCTAGTTCAAATGGTAAACGTTTTAGACTAACGCCAGAAGAGTATGATACAGTTTGTAAAAAAAGAGCTACTGGAAATTTAGGTTTGTGTATTATAACTAGAACTACAGTACAAGAATTTAACTTGGGATCTCGCAAACAAATAGGTGAGTATCTTAAAGAATTTGGTTGGAAGCCTAACAAGTTTACACCTACTGGTCAGCCAATTGTAGATGAAGGAACACTTAATAAAATTAAAGGTATACCACAAGCTAAACTAATTGCAGAATATTTGATGTTGCAAAAAAGAATAGCTCAAGTATCTTCATGGTACGAGGCTGTACAAGAAGACGGGCGAGTACATGGATTCGTTAATCATAACGGAACAATAACAGGACGCATGACACATAGAGATCCTAACCTAGCTCAAGTTCCTAGCGTGTCTTCTCCATATGGAAAAGAATGTAGGGCTTGCTGGACTGTACCTCCTAGTCATAAACTATTAGGTATAGATGCTAGTGGACTTGAATTGAGAATGTTGGCCCATTACATGAAAGATAAGGAGTTTACAAATGAAATCGTTAACGGAGATATACACTCCACTAATCAAAAACTTGCAGGACTTGAATCAAGAACTCAGGCAAAAACTTTCATCTATGCCCTCTTATACGGAGCAGGAGATGCAAAACTTGGGAGTGTGGTTGGTGGAACTAAAGCAGATGGCAAAAGAATTAGAGAACATTTCTTCAATAATTTACCATCATTCGAGAATCTTAGGAATAGAGTTACGCGAGCGTCAACAAGAGGATACCTGAAAGGTTTAGATGGTCGTAAGATATTTATTCGTAGTCAACATGCTGCACTAAATTCCCTACTACAAGGAGCAGGCGCTATTGTTATGAAGAAAGCTCTCGTATTATTTTATGAAGAAATTAAAAGAAGAAATCTATGCGCTTGGTTTGTTGCCAATGTACATGATGAGTGGCAGATTGAAGTAATAAACTCAGATGCTCCTTATACAGGTGATATTGGTGTAGAGTGTATCAAGAAAGCTGGTGAAATTTTTAAACTTAATTGTCCTTTGGACGGTGAATATAAAATAGGAGATAACTGGTATGAAACCCATTAATAAAAATGTAGTTTGGTTGGATGATGAGTGGTGGTATGTTGGCTGTAAAGATGGAGCCAGAAGAAGACTCGACTCACACATAAGAAAGAATGAAACTAGGATGTTTGTTAATGGTAAGTATATACCTAAGATACATCCCCTACATAAACCTGGGAGATATAAAACATTTCAAGATGCAGCATTCTCTGCCTTATCTAAATATGAGGATGTACTTGAAGGTGAGATATATGTCATATCAAATCCAGCATGGGATGGCTGGTTAAAAGTAGGGATGGCGATTGATGCTGAAGATCGTTTAAAAAATTATCAAACTAGTAGTCCATTCAGAGATTATAAATTAGAATATAAAGTTTACTTCAGTGATAGACGTTGGGCTGAAAATAAAATACACGAAACTCTAATTGAATTTAAGGTCCCTAGAAAAGGGGAGTGGTTTGATATTAGTTTTCCTAAATTAAAAGCATATATAAGAACTATAGAGAGAATGTTAAATGGCACAAAAGCAGCTTGATACTTTAGTAGAAGATATTTATTCTTCTTTGTCGCACCTATCTAACAATGAACCATTAGATATAGATGATGCATTAATTGATCAGGTAGGTGAATCAGTAAAGAAAGTTATAAAAGAGTGGGCCAGACCAGCCGAGCGTAATAAAAGATTTAGTTTACGCATGTCTAATATAGGTAAGCCAGCAAGACAGCTTTGGTTTGAAAATAAATACGAGCAAGAAGATAGAAAAATTCTTCCACATACTTTTATTAAATTTCTTTACGGGCATCTGCTTGAAGAAATTGTTCTAATGCTAGTTAGACTAGCGAAGCATACAGTAACGGATGAACAAAAGGAGGTAGAAGTTTCTGGTGTGAAGGGACACATAGATTGTAAAATAGATAGTGAAGTAGTGGATATAAAATCTGCATCAGGATTTAGTTTTATTAAATTTAAAAACGAAACTCTACGAGAGGATGATCCTTTTGGTTATATAGCACAGTTAACTGGATATGAAAATGCTGAAGGTACTAAAAATGGGGGCCTACTTGTTATTAATAAAGAGTCTGGTGAGCTTACTTTATACCGACCTGAAGAATTAGATAAGCCAGTGACACGTATGATGATCGAAGGACTTCAACGAGAACTGAAACTTGACACACCTCCACCGCTCTGCTATGCTCCCGTTCCCGATGGATCAAAAGGTAACATGCGTCTTGCTAGAAACTGTGTCTACTGCTCCTTTAAATTTAAATGCTTTGAAGATTTACGAGTCTTTAAATATGCCAAAGGGCCACAGTATTTAACTAAGGTAGTGTCCACTCCTCGTGTCGAAGAAATTACTAATGAATTCTAAGCGTAGTACGCGTATCAATAGGCAAGTAAGAATTCTTTTAACTTCTTGGTTAAAAGATATGCTTCCTCCAGAAGAGGCGGAGAAGATATCAACGAATAATTTTCTTCAGTATCTTCCAGAAGAAACATATTATGTTAATAACATGCGTTTGAATTTAAATTCTTATCATCCAAAATGGGTTAAGAAATATATTAAAAGAATAATTAAAAAATTTAAAGATATTGAAATTGAAAATATATCTATGGATGACATTGAAAAGGAAGCAAACTCTTGATAAGGAAGAAAAGAAAAAAACGACCAGTTGAAAAGGACATAGTTAAAGGCTATGATTCTAATTGGGAATATGTCTTACACCAAGGCTTACTTAAAGAGTGGCAGCATCATGGAGATACAGTAGATTATATAATAAAGCATACATATCATCCTGACTTTATTAAGGAGGTAGGAGGTAAGACAATACTGTTAGAATCCAAAGGAAGATTTTGGGATTATCAAGAATATAATAAATATGTATGGATAAAAAAGATTCTACCTAAAAATATGGAACTTGTATTCTTATTTGCAGAACCTAATTCGCCTATGCCCCAAGCAAAGCGACGTAAAGATGGTACTAAAAGATCACATGGAGAGTGGGCATGGGCTAATGAATTTAGGTGGTTCTCTGAAGAGAGTCTACCTAGTAATTGGATAGATGAAACTTATAGACAGAGTGAAGAATTTTTAAGGAAAAAAGATGACTAGTATTGATGATGCTACGCCTGAAGAATGGGATGAGATTGCCAAGAAATTTAATAAGATACCTAAAACTGATGGTCAATTGGTTCGAGAAGCTAAACGTAGAACAAAACAAATTAATGAAGTTAATAAAAAAGTAGATGAATATAATAATGTTAATAGTCCGGTACATTATAATCAGGGGCAGATTGAATGCATAGATGCTATTGAAGCAATGCTATCTGTTGAAGAATACATAGGATATCTTCGTGGTAATTCTACAAAATATCGTTGGAGATTTAGATACAAGAACGGTATTGAAGATTTAAATAAAGCTGAATGGTATGAGAAAAGACTTGTTAAATTTATGGAGGATCACAATGTCTTGGGACAGAAAAACAGAACGACTTTCTAAATTTCTTAAAAGAAAAAAATCTGCCAATAATTCTAGAAGTAAAAAATTTCGTAAACTTAGAAAAGAAGAGTTAAAATATAAGGATGATGTAGATGATCTTGAAGACGCTACCTAAAGTTGGATTGCAACAATACTTAGGTTTAATAGTAGACTACGATAAGGATAAAAATTTCGAGGATTTCGGTTTGGCTACATTAGAAGACCGCTATTTTTGGAAAGATGAAGAGTCTCCGCAACAAGCATTTGCTAGAGCTGCTGTATTTTCTGCAACATATAGAGGTGAAACAGACTATGATCTAGCTCAAAGATTGTATGAATATGCCAGTAATTTCTGGTTCATGTTTAGTACTCCACTATTATCTAACGGTGGAACGACTCGGGGATTACCTATCAGTTGCTTTTTAAATTATGTGCCAGATTCTAGAGAAGGATTATTTGCCCACTATGAGGAGTGTGGTTGGCTT